AACAAAAGGCGACTACTGGTACATCGACATCACCCCCGAAATGCGCCAGGACTTATGGGAAATGCCATTGGCGATGAATAACAGAAAACCATTCCTGGCTTATGCCTAAATATTCCATCCAAACACCTTACAATAGGGTTGCCAGAGAAAAACAACTTACGGATGGGGAGTTGAATGCTCTTCGTCATTTTTGGTTGGTTCAGCAAGTAGGTAGGGCGTTAGCGGATTTACGGGAGGGGAACACAAAAGGTAAAGACCTTCCTTTTATTGGGGGTTTACTCGCCAGCGATGATAACCCTGTAGACTATTGGAATAACGCCGTAGCAGACGAATTCTTAGAACAAGGGCTACTACCAGCCTTCGCTCTTGACCAAGCCGCAGAAAGCATAAAGAAAAGAAAGTACATGAGAAATCCACAATATCCTTGGGTAATAAATGAGAACTGACAAACAAAACACATTCATAGACCAATACTGCCTACATGGTAATGCCGCTAAAGCCGCACAATTGGCAGGGTATTCCCATCCTAAACAAAGGGGTTACGAGTTAAAAAGCCAGTTCTCTAAAGAGATAGAGGAGCGTACACGCAAGTTAATACAAGACTGCGTACCCGGTGCTTTATCACAACTGAAATCTCTTTCAGAAGGCGCGGAGAGCGAGTCAGTACGCCTCGGTGCTGTGAAAGATATACTGGACAGGGCTGGTCTTAAACCCACTGAGAAGATCAAGCAGGAAGTGTCACACGTTGAATCTCAATCCACTGAGGAACTTCAACGCGAACTAGAGGCTTTAATTGGAACAAAGCATTGAGAAAGCCGTAGAGATAGCAAGAGAACTTAGAAAGCGAGAACGCTTTAACAAGATAGATTTCTACGACCCATACCCGTATCAGGAAGATTTCCATTCCACAGGCGTAGGTGCAAACCAACGCCTACTGATGGCGGCAAACCGCATTGGAAAGTCTTACTGTGGGGCCGCAGAGATGGCCTATCACCTAACAGGGCTATACCCTGACTGGTGGAGGGGTAGGAGATTTAGAAACCCCATTACAGCGTGGGCAGGTGGTGTATCGAATGAAACCACCAGAGATATTGTACAAGCAGAATTATTGGGTTCCCCCGATGACCCCGAAGCCTTTGGCTCTGGCGCGATTCCTAAACATACTATAATAAAGACGGAACGCAAACCCGGAGTGCCAAACGCCAAGTCCGTAGCCCTCATACGGCATATTTCTGGCGGGAACTCTTCTTTACACTTTAAAGCCTATGAGATGGGCGTAGAGAAATGGCAGGGTCGTTCAGTAGACGTTATATGGTTGGATGAGGAACCATCCAGAGAACTATACTCCCAGAGCGTAACACGAACGCTCGATAGGCGGGGGATGGTTTACATGACCTTCACCCCAGAACACGGTATGACAGAAACAGTTGCCGCCTTCCTGAACAACATAAAGAAGGGGCAGAGCCTAATCAACGCCACATGGGATCACGCCTCTGAGAAAATAAAGTCCAAGAACGGAAAGGAGGGGCATCTCTCTGAGGACGCGATGGAGCAGATTCTATCCGCCTACTCCCCACACGAAAGGGAGATGAGGAGATACGGTAGACCATCTATCGGCTCTGGCCTGATCTTCCCCGTTAATGAAGAAGAATTGATGTGTGATCCGATAGAGATTGAGGATCATTGGCCCCGTATAGCGGCTATTGACTTTGGTTGGGATCACCCCACAGCGGTAGTATGGTGTGCTATAGACAGGGAAGAGGAAACATTCTATATATACGACTGTTATAGAGCATCAAAGGCAAGTCCAACAGTTCACTCCGAGGTTATACGGCAACGACCCTATTTTATTCCCATAGCCTACCCACATGACGGAAATCGCAGGGATAGCATGGGAAACCCCGGACTTGCTGAACAATATAGAAACCTTGGCTGTAATTTTCTTTTACAGCACTTTACAAATCCTCCCGGATTAGGAGAGAAGAAAGGCTCAAACTCTATAGAGGAGGGGATTATGGCTATGCTGCAATCTATGGAGAATAAGAAATTTAAAGTATTCTCCACCCTACACGATTGGTTTGAAGAATTCAGAATGTACCACAGAAAAGAAGGGAAAGTTGTAGCCCTGCGTGATGACCTTATGAGCGCAACACGCTATGCCTTCCAATCACAACGATACGCTCTTGCGGGTTCTGACCCCGAATGGACTAGCGATCTAACCTATAGGAACTACGGCATTGTCTGATAACGAAACAGAATTAGTATCACGAATACGTCAAGAGATTGAAGATTCTCTTGGGTATGATGGTGAGATATCTATACAGCGAGAGAAGGCCATAGAGTATTACTATGCCCTACCATTCGGTAACGAGGTAGATGGTCGTAGTAAGTATGTTGACTCCACTGTACAAGACACTGTCGAGTGGATCAAACCCTCTTTGATGAGGGTATTCGCGTCTGGTGACGAGATGGTTAAGTTCTCCCCTCATGGCCCAGAAGACGTTGCTGCGGCAGCGCAGGCTACTGACTATGTTAACTACGTTTTTTCCAAAGATAATCCCGGCTGGGAAATCCTTTACTCGTGGTTCCATGATGCCCTCCTTCAGAAGAATGGAATAGTAAAGGTATGGTGGGATGAATATGAAGAACCCCAGAGAGAGGAGTATCATAATCTTGGTGAGTTAGAATTTGAGTTTCTTATTGCTGATAAAGATGTAGAGGTCGTAGAGCATACAGAAGTCGCGGGAAATGAAATAGAGGGAACAGAAACATACCATGACGTTGTAATAAAAAGAACAAGTTACAACGGTAAGATAAAGATTGAGAATGTACCCCCCGATGAATTCCTTATCTCAAGAGAGGCGAAAGGAATACAGGACGCACGATTCGTTTGCCATAGGGTAAAGAAAACAGTTTCAGAACTAAGGCAGATGTACCCTGATGATAACTTTGATGTGGGCGAGTTAGGTGGGGGATATAACGAAGAGTTATACAATGCGGAAAGAATTGCTCGTTACGAAATTGATAACTCCTTCTCTTGGGGTGATGGGATGGACGGAACAGGTGAAGAGGCTCTAAGAGAGTATTGGCTACATGAATCCTTCATCAGAACAGATTATGATGATGATGGTATCGCGGAATTAAGAAAGGTCTGTACAGTAGGGGATTATGTATTCTCCAACGAGGAGATTGATAAAGTCCCGCTTATTTCGATTACTCCTTTAAAGATACCGCATAAGTTCTTTGGCCTGTCGGTTGCTGATCTTGTTATGGACTTACAGTTAATTAAGAGTACGCTGATGCGTAATTTAATGGACAACGCCTATAACCAGAACTTCGGCAGGTACGCTGTCTTAGAAGGACAGGCGAATTTGGATGACCTATTAACGCAAAGACCAGGCGGTGTGGTAAGAGTTAAATCCCCACAAGCCGTCATGCCCTTGGCTACCCCTCCCCTCCAACCTGAATCCTTCCAGATGCTAGGATATCTTGATGAGGTAAGAGAGGCAAGGACAGGAGTTAATAAGAACACACAAGGTATCAACGCAGACGCTCTGACAAGCCATACAACGGCCACAGCGGTGAATGCGGTGATGACCAATGCCCAGTCAAGGGTAGAGTTAATCGCCCGTCAGTTCGCGGAGACAGGCGTTAAAGAACTAATGTATTGTATATACGAACTCCTGCTAAAGAACCAAGATAAGGAGCGGGTAGTAATGCTAAGGAACGAGTGGGTTCCTGTTCGCCCTGATATGTGGGATGATAAAATGGACTGTACGGTATCTGTTGCTTTGGGTAATGGCTCAAAGGATCAGCAGATGGCCCACCTTTCCCAGATGTTACAGTTTGCATCACAGGCCATGCAGGGTGGACTCCCCATCGTAACCTCAGAGAATATGTACAATCTAGGGGCCGCATTGATAAAAGCAATGGGCTACCAGAACGTAGATGATTTCTTAACCAAGCCACCACCGCCTCAACCCAAACAACCGACCCCAGAAGAGCAACTTGCCCAGATGGAAATGCAAGTCAAGCAGAAGGAGTTGGAGATCAAGGCGGCTGATGTACAGGTTAAGATGCAGAAGATTCAGCAAGACGCTAAGAAAGATGCGGTAGACGCACAACTTAAAGTTGCTGAACTTGCGCTAGAGAAAGAACAGAACAGAGCGGTAGCCTTGGGATGATAGATATCGAAAGAGAGCGTCATGCTAAGAATCTTTTACAAGATACGCTACTACAGGAATCATTTGACACACTAGAAAAGAATTTACAGGATACTTGGAATAATTCAGGTATTCATGATGTAGATACGAGAGAGCAGTGTTGGCTCTCGTTAAGACTCCTTGAACGGATACGCCTTCATCTAACCAGTATAGTTGATACTGGAGATATGGCGAGGAAGATTGAGGAATACCAAATCTAAGGAGAACACACATGGCGGATACGCAACAAGCCCCGCATTCGGCTACCCAGCCGACCCCCGCGCTTGAGGGTAGTATGTTAGAAGCGCA